TAGTGATCGTGGTCGTAGTGACCGGGGTACCACTCGCGCACCGCCTCTACGCGAAACTCGTTCACCTTTTGCCCTCCGCTCGGGCCTGGGACGCGACGGCGCGGCGGCGCATCATGGTGTTCCACGCGCTGATTGCCGACCATTCGAGGTGCCGCCCCGGTCCAGTCGCATCGCACTGGTAACACTTCACGTAGAAGAACTCCCAGCCGTCCTCCTCGCGTGCATCTTCACAGACGGTCGACGTGCGCTTGCAGAAGCGGCACGACAGCGGCTCGCTCGTCGTCTTCTTCGGCGGGCGGCTCACGTCGCGTCCCCCGAGGAGGGGCGGGCCTGAGCTTCGAACGAGGCTTGGATCTTCGGGATCAATTCTTCTCCGAAGGCGAGCGCGCGCGCCGCGTCCGGGCTTGATTTGTCGCCAGACCGAAGCGAGTCGAGCATCGACGCCCATCGCTCGGCCGGAGGCGGCGTCGCGCCCGCGAACGCTGCGACCATCTCGCGCGCCGGCTCGGGAACGGAGAACCAAATCGTCGCGTACGTTGAATCGAAGTCGTCGTCTCGGTCGACGATGTAGTTCGGATGCTTGCGCAGGCGGTACTCGATCGTGCATCCGGGGCACGCGCACGACGCCGAGTCCGGCTCTTCGCAGATGTACTTCGTCGCCTTCACGCGCCGTCCCGTCTTCTTGTACTGGGACAGCACCCCATCCTTCACCTCAAGGAGTTCGTCCTCCTCGACCTCGATGGTGTGGTGCTTGCACTTCGGAGATCCGTAGTCGTTGTCCTCGTGCCAGCAGTTTCGGTTGCCGCCACCGTTGCGTGTGTACACGCAGATGACGGGGGCGTCGCCATCCATCTCGACGTGGCAATCGCGGAAGCGCCCGCAGTCCCCTTCGGACAAGCCGAGGAGTTGCAGCAGCGCGCTGGACAGCGGGTTGCGTCCGAAGATCATGTTGTAGAAGCTCAAGCGTTCCTCCTCTCGATCAGGGCGGTCAGGTCAGCGGGCCCAGGCATCAATCACCTCCGTGCGGATCACGATGCAGTCCCCGCGCGGTTCGAGTCCGACGATGCCGACGCCGCTCGCGGTGCCGTACTCGGAGAGCCACACGAACGTCGAGCGCCGCATCGTGTACTCGCCGCCCTTGTAGCCGTAGTACATCGCCCCGTCCGCGCCGCGCAGCATCTCCAAGAACATCCGTGCCGTGCAGGGCTCGCTGCCGGGCACCACGGCGAGTTGTTCGTAGTAGCCTCGATAGCTGTCCATGCGGACCGGGTTGCTGCCGCCGACGCGCCCCGGCTCGTCGATCTGCATGACGGCCTCCGGCCGCTCGCGCTCGATCGGCTCCAAGCGCGCGATCAACTCGCCGAGCGTGATGATGTTCTTCGCCGAGAGATCGGCCTGCACCTGTTGGTTGACGATGGCGTTGATTGACTTCTGGAAAAACTCGTGACTCACCTCAAACCTCCTTGGCTATTCTCCTCCCCGCCTCCCCGTTCTGTCGCTGAGGGCGCGCGGGAGCGGAACCGCAGCACCCAGTATCCGTCATCGCGGTGGATCCACTCGCCGAAACGGATCGACCGTCCGGGCGGGCTCTCGACTTCGACGAAGTGGCCGCCAATTGGACCGGGAGGAGCGTCGAACACGATATCGATCTCGCGCCGTTCCTCCGCCACGGCAGCCTCGACGCGCTCGGCAATCAAGGCGGACAGCGTGGAGTCGACTGCTTCGACCGCGCGCACTCGCATCTCGTTTCCGATCACGATGCGCGGGTGCGAGTCGGCGAAGTAGTTGACAGCGTTCCAAAACGCCAGTAGCGCCGCTTCTCGCGCTCCGTCATGCGGGGCGGGGGTCACGATTCGTCCTCCTCTGCGATCTCGTCGCGTACGCACTCCAAGTTCGTTCTCAGCATCTCGATCGCCTCCTCCAGCGTGTCGCGGTACATCCCCTTCGACATCGGCGGCGCGCATCGCCGCTCAAGCTCTTCTCGAATGTCGTTCGCGATTGACTCCGCCGTCTCCTTCTTAGCCTTCATGTTCCTCCTCGTCTTGGTCTTTCGCCTCTTCCGCCGAGAGCGCGGTGAGCCGCGCGAGCGTTTCTGTGCGGCAGCCATTCCAGCCGGCGCACGCCTGTTGGATGTCCGCGTCGAACTCCGTTCCCTCGTCAGCCGTCTCCTCCGGTAGCGCCGCCTTCGCGGCCTCGATCGCGGCGTTCCAGCCCGCGAGGAAGATCGGCCGCACGTCGCCGATTCGCTTGTCGCCCGGAATAGTCGAGTCGTAGCTCAACACCTCGGCCGTGAGCGCGGCCTCTCGGCGATTCTCGTCCGCTGCCTCCTTGCAGCATTCGCGGCAGCACACAGGCGCTCCGCAATACAGGCAGTCATCATGGAGTTCGACGCTCGGATGCTTGAGACAGTGAGGCAGGTAACTGTTCATGTCCCGCTCGCCTCCTCAGCGCGCTGGAGCGCCAGCCGGACACGCGGCAAGAGATCCAGCCGCGCGTAATGGTCGGCCACGTCGGCAAGCCGCACCGCGCCGATGAACTTTTCTGCGTCGATCAGGAGCGCCCGCGCCGCGTCCCGCTCCCCGCGAAGCGCCGCGACCTCGGAGCGGAGGGCGGCGAGTTCGGCGCGTGCGACGGATCCATTCGGCCCAGGCCAGTGGTCTACAAGATCGTCGAGCGTCGGCTTGTCTGCTCTGCTCATCTCGTGCGGGATCCCCGCCCCCTCCGGTGCCTTCGGACTGGAGGTCACGACGCATCCTCCTCGATCTCTTGCTGCAAGCGTTCATCGCGCGCGCCGTCGATCGCCTTGAAGATTGCAGTGATGAGGTCGGACGGTCGCTTAGGAGCCCAAAAGCCGCGCACGCGCAGCCCTTCGCGGATCTCCTGAGCGAGCGACGTGCGCAACGCTTCGCGCTCTGCGTCCAAGTCCTCCATCCGCGCGTTCATGTCCACGAGGGCGCGGGCGAGGGTGACGATGCGCGTGTTCAACTCCGGCATGTTCGGATCGTCGAGCACCTTGCGCGCGATGCGGAGCGGGGCGGTGAAGTCGGCGGCACTCACGGCGATTCCTCCGATCCGCACTTCGCGTAGTCCGGGTGCTTGCGCTTCATGTGCTCGCGCAGCGCCGTGAACGATCGCTTGCAGCACGGGCACACGCCATGTCCGATGCGTCGCTTCGTGCGCGTCACGACCCCGCGCATGGACGACAAGCGGCGCGACTGTCGATCACGCTGCGCGCGCAGTTCGTCCGCACGCTCGGCCAGGGACTTCGTCATCTTCTCAGCGGCGTCGAGCTGGCGCTTGTACTTCTCGGCGTCGGATTCCGCAGGGAAGTACTGGGTGTGCCCGTTCGGGCAGTAGAAAGTCTTGTGGTCCTCGCGACGTGCCACGTCCCAATAGTGCGGGACTCCAAACACCATGCCGCATCCCTCGGTGCTGCACGTCAACACGAAGAATCGAATCCCAAGGACTACCTCGGTCATGCTTTCTCCCCCTCTCATCGCTCTGCGGCGGCGAGTCTGTCGAATGCCTCACGTAGTTCGACGAGTGCGTATCCAAGCCGGGCCGCACCCGGATAGACACCGGGCGGAATTGCGCGCCATTCCTCGACCACCCATCGCGCCTTGTGCTCCAGGTCCTTTTTCGCTCGCTCCAGCTCCCCCTCTGGCTTCGAGGGGCGCGGAGAGGCGGCGGATTCGAGGGCGGCGAGGCGCTTTTCGATGGCTTTGATATCCAGATCGACGCGCGCCTCTAGGGTCGACTGACCAGCGCGCAGCCATGTCGCCCGCGTTTCAATTTCTTTCAGGCGCGACAGCAGCGCCTCGTGTTCCTGCATGTGCGCGATCGAGAATGGTTCGGGCTTCGCCTCCGTCTCGTCGATCCTCTCTTCAATGCTGTCGATGCGCGCGATCACACCATCGAGGCGCGGGTAGGTCACGTCCTTCGCAAGCTCGCGCACGAGCCGCTCCTGCCGATCCGTCAATCCGATCTCCGCGCGCGCCTCCGTGAGTGGCTGAGAGGGGGGCAGGGGCGGCGGCGTGGCGCTCTTCGTCTCTTGAAGGCTTTGGATCAGGCCGCGCTTCCACTCGTCCACGTCGCTCGTGAAGCGGACCGGCAACAACATCTGGTAGGCCGCGATGTACTCGCAGGCGCGTTCCGTCGCCCGCTTCTCCGCGTCGCGCTCGGCCGCTTGGATGGTTTCGGTCAACGTCATGTGGCGCGTGTGCCAGAGCGAGCCGATCGGAACAGAATCGAGCTTTCCGAGAAATGCGCTCGCTCGATCCGGGGAGGTCACGGGCGCATCCCGCGAACGGCGTCGCGCGTTTCGTTGTCGCTGCGGATCTCGTCGCACACCGGGCACGTCTTCTTGTCCGCGCACTTGAGGCAGATTGCCTCGTGCTCGAACTCGCAATCCGCGCGCTCTCCGATGCAGCCGTCGCAGATTTCGGCCATGCACGCGGTGCAGTTGTAGTCCTCCCCGCATTCCTCGCCGTCGTGCGCGTGAATCGGGCCTTCGCCGTCGATCTTCATCTCTCCATCCTCCCCTTCAAAGCCTTCCAGCGCGCCTCCCGCACCAGCGCCAGTTCGTCCGCGTCCTTGATGAGCTGCTCGCCAGCTTCCGGGCCGCCGTACGCGCCGGCTTTCCGGAGCGCCTTCTCGGCTTCGTAAAGCAATTCACAGAACGGATCGCTCGCAACGCACAAGCGGCGGTCGGCCTCGGCGCGCATCTTCGCGGCCTTGGCTTCGAGGTCCGCCGCGATCTCCGTGGAGAGCCTTCTAGGAGACACGGTTAGCCTCCCATCCGTGCGCGAACGCGACGGCGAAAACAAGCACCACGACGGCCGAGTAGATCCAGGCCATGGCTACTTCCGCCCCTTCTGCGCGCGGCGCCTGGCCCAGTAGGCACGCATCGCCTTGATTTGGCGCGCGCGGCCGGCGGACATGGCCTTGTGCTTGACGGGCGCTCCGTTCGCGGGTCGATCGCCCAGGATGGCGTTCTCGGTCACGACGATTCCGTGGCGCTTATCATCGGGCGGCTGCACAACGCAGCCGTGGACGAGCGCGCGGTAGAGGATCGGCTGATTGCCGAGCGCCGCGCCGAGAACGCGCCGGAGCTCCTCGCGGACATCCTCACGCGCCTGAGTTCTCATCATCCCGAGCAGCTCATCGTGGAGCACGCTGCGGGGCAATGTTTTCGTGGACTTCATGCTGTCTTCTTCCTCTGCGGCGCGGGGCCGCTCTTCGCCTTCTTCCTCTTGAGGCGCTTGTCATGTGCCCAGCACAGCCCGTTGACCTTCGCTGCTTTCGGGCAGCGCGGCCAGCGGCAGGCGGGCACGGTTGCTGTCTTGACCACGATGGAGACCTTATCGGACCGTCCTGGACATGTCCAGGACAAAAATCCAAGAAACCTGTTGCGGGAATCCCGCCCGGCCCCGATCCTAGGAAGCGTCGCGGCCCCCGCTGGGCAATCCCGCCCCGCCCGCCCCGCGACGAACGAAGAGGAAGGCAATGACGACGACAGTAGAAGCGCCCTGGGATCAGACGCAGGAAGCCGCGCACGCCGCCGAGCAGAAGATCCAGGAGGGCTTGAAGAAGCTGCGCGCGCCCTTCGATGCACGCGCGATCGGGAAGCTTCCCCGCGCGACGCGCCAAGACGCCAAACCCGGCAAGTGCTCGGAATGCGGAGGCTGGCACAAGCTCCCCGCAATCCACCTCGACTACGTAGGGCACGCGGAAGTCACCGACCGCCTGCTCTCCGTCGATCCGAACTGGAATTGGCGACCGCTCGCACGCGACGAGGACGGGCTGCCGAAGTTCATCCGAGCAGCCGGCGGGAATCCGCTCGGCCTCTGGATCGAGTTGACCGTGCTCGGCATGACGCGCCTGGGCTACGGCTCGGTCGAGGGCCACGCCTTCGACGCTGAAAAGCAGTTGATCGGCGACGCGATCCGAAACGCCGCGATGCGTTTCGGCGTCGCTCTGGACCTCTGGAGCAAGGCCGAGCTGGAGTCAACGCTGGAGCCTGTGGACAAGGCGACGGGCGAAATCCAGAAGCCGACGGAAGCCGCGCGGATGCAGGCCGAGGTCGATGCGTTCGCCACGGGCGAGCCCGCGCCGCGCCGCGTCATCGAAGGCATTCCGATCCTGACGCCGAAGGGTTGGGAGCAGGCGAAGACGCTGCCGCTCGGAGGCAAGGGTCCCTATCAGGCGATGACGCTCGGCGCGATCATCGCGCAGGACTTCGAGGACGAACGCGACGCGCTCGAATTCTTCGAAGGCACGGTAATCAAAGCCATTCTGGAGAAGTGGAAGCGCACGCCGCCCGCGAAGAAGCACGAGGGCGTCGGCCTCACGTCCGAATGCGCGCTGATCGCCTACAAGGAACTGATGGACCGCCGCTCGTCCCCTGGAACCGTTGATCTGAGTGAGGAGAAGTCATGAGTACAAACATTGTGGAGCTTTCCATTCCGAATCCCGACAGGCAGCTTTTCGACAGCGCGCAGGCGAGCCTGGAGCAGGCGCGTGCCGCAACGATCACAACGCAGGAGGAGCTGTCGCTGGCGGGCGAGGACCTCATGACAATCAAGGGCTTGCAGAAGAAGCTCGAAGAGAAACGGACTTCGATCACGAAGCCGCTCAACGACGCGCTCAAGTCCGTGAACGATCTATTCCGGCCCGCGAAGGCATGGCTCGAAGAGGCCGAAGCGATCCGCAAAGGACAGATGACCGTCTATCGAGAGGCGGAGGCGGAGAAGATCCGCAAGGCTCAGGCCGAGTTGGAAGAGATCGCACGCAAAGAGCGCGAAGCTCTCGCTGCGAAAGCCGCCGAGGCCGAACGTAAGGCGCGCGAGCAGGCCGATAAGCTCCGCGCGGCGGCGAACACTGAGGCTGAACGCCAGGCCGCAGAGCGGCGCATCGCTCAAAAGGAAGCCGAAGCCGCAGCGAAGGCCGAAGCGTTGCGCGCGGAGGCAGCCGCGACGGTTGCTCCGAAGATCGTCGTGGAGCCGCCTCGGTCGTTCGGACAGAGCGTGCGCGAATCCTGGACGTTCGAAATCGTGGATGCATCGCTAATCCCGCGCGAGTTCCTCGTGATAGACGAGAAGAAGATCGGAGGCATCGTGCGTGTCATGAAGCACGACCACGGGATTCCAGGCGTCAAGGCCATCAAGGGCGAGGTCATCTCGTCGAAGGCTTGGTAGAAGCTTCGCCGCGCCTCGTGAACTGGAGCGCGCCGTGACGGGGATTCGTCAGCCGTGCGCGGTCCAGTTCGAAGCGGGGCGCGGCGTTTCCGCATCTCGCCGCCCTTGTGGGCCGGAAACACGTTTGGGTGGGTCCGAGCGTGCGCGAACCGGCTTGGAATGGGGGCGGCGGGACCCTCTTTCCGGAAATCGGGACGCCTCGATCTTTCCGGATCGTAACCGCCGGCACCGGCTTGATGTGGTAGGCGGACTCCCGTAGGTAGGAGCAGGTAGCGACTCGGAGGACTTCACCCTCCGAGGCGCTCAACCGCTCGCGCAAACGAGCGGCAAACCCACCGAGAAAGGCGCGTTTTCCCGATGAATCTGCTCGCCAACGTACCAGCCGGCTACTGCGCGTTCAAGGTTGGTGCGGCTTGAACAACGCACGCGACGGGAAGATGCCGGCTTACCTCTGGTACCCGGCCGACTGGCTCTCCAGCTCGTCAGTCCGGCGCATGACACGCTGGGAGCGTTCCTGTTATCGTGACCTGCTCGACCATGCGTGGCTCGACGGTGGGATCCCGGACTCCTTGGAGGAGATTGCGCGTCTCCTCGGCGAACCGATCGACCAGCTCCGCGCGTCGTGGGAGCGCCTCCGCGCCATGTTCAAGGCCGGTCCTGCTGGGCTGCTTGTGAACCCAAGGCAGGAATCAGAAAGGGCCATTCAAGCCGCCTTCCGGGCCGCGAAATCCAATTCTGGGAAGGCCGGAGCTGACGCACGTTGGCGCGACAAGCGAACCGATGGCAACGCCATAGATTCGCCATTGGCGAAAAATGGCTCTTCTCCGGCTCCGGCTCCGGCTCAGAAGAGAGAAGAGAAGACAAGGCGCGCGAGCGCGCCCTTTGACTGGCGTGCTGTGCTTGCGGAGTTTCATGCGCTCGACGTTGACACCGTGCGGGCGGCGGTCGAGGCGTACCTGCCTGCTCGAAAGCAGGTCTGGACGAACCAGGGGATGCGGATCGCTCTGCGCAAGCTCGCCAAGCTCGGGCCCGCCGAGGCCGTCGTGGCGTTCGAGATGGCGACCGAAGGCGGTTGGAAGACGCTTTGGCCGCGCACGGATCAGAAGCGGTGGGGCGTCGTTCGCTCCGAAGCCCCTCCGCCGCCGACCATCGAGGAAATACGCCGACGTGATGCCGAGGAGCGGGCCGCAAAGGACGCCGCGTACGCGCTACGCAAAGGCGGTGTCGCATGAACCCGGAAACGAGGCTCTTGTACGAGCAGAGCATCCTCGGAGCCGTCTTCGTCGAGCCGAAGAGGCTGCCGGGCATCGTGGGGCTTGTGACACCCAAGGACTTCCTGGACACGCGCTGCCGGCTCTGGTTCGGTGCCGCACTCGCACTCCTCGAACGGAACGAACCGATCGAGATAGCGACCCTCGGCCTGGAGCTCGCCAACCGCGAGCAGTTCATCGAAGCCGGCGGGTACTCCGGGCTCATGGAAGCTACGGCCGATGGCTACCTGAACGGCGCGCATCTCAAATACTACGTCCGCGAGCTGCTCAAGGAGACGCGCCGTATTCGCCTCGCGGAACTCTCAGCGCGAGCTGGGCAGGGTGAGGACGTGAGCGAGCTTCTCCTCGCGGAACTCCAGACCGAGCCCGCGCGCGAGGACGAGAAACCCGAGACGCTCGGATCGGTCGCTCGGAGCCTCGCGGCGCGCTCAATCGCCGGCCTCTCGCTGAACGAGGGCTGCCTGCCGACGCCGTGGTCCGACCTGAACGACGCGATCATGGGCCTAGCTCCAGGCGAGCTAACGCTCGTGGCCGCTCGTCCCGGACGTGGGAAAACGGTGTTCGTCACGGACATCGCGCGCCACGTTGCGGAAACCGGCCCGGTGCTCTTCTTCTCGCTGGAGATGAACCGCAACGGGATCACGACGCGGCTTCTCTCGTCGCTATCCGGGGTCAGTCACGCGGAGATCCGCCGGGGCGACATCCATGAGACGGATAAGGATTCGGTCGTAGACGCCGCCGAGCGCATCGCGGAAATGCGCCTTGACCTGAACGACCAGGGCGGACTCTCAATCCAGCAGATGCGCGCGCTCGCAAAGGCAAGCAAGGCAAAAGACGGGCTCGCGCTCGTCGTCGTCGATTACGCCCAGCTCGCAAGCGATCCGAGGGCCGACCGGCGTTTCGAGGAGATGGCCGCCGTCTCTCGCGGGCTCAAGGAGATGGCCAAGGAACTCCGCGTGCCCGTGCTCGCGGCTGTCCAGTTGAACCGCGAGGGCGACGGCGAGAAACCCCGCCTTTCCCACATCCGGGAGTGCGGTCAATTCGAGCAGGACGGCGATACGATCCTGTTCCTGTGGATGGAAGATTCGAGAGAGAACGAGGAGTCACCGGATGTTGAGGTATGGATCAAGAAGAACCGACAGGGCCGAGGCGGGATCGTGAAGCTGATTTTCCAGAAGAGCCGGTGCCGGATGGTGCCGAGCGCCGGGGCCGTGTTCATGTGAACGAGCCCCGGCACATCAAGCCGATCATCGCCGAGGTCATGGCGGACTGGGCGAAGCGCGTCGAGCCGGACGACCCGGCATGAAGAAACCGCCCTACGACCCGATCGCCGATCTCAAGCTCCAGATCCGCGCCGGCAAGCTGCCCGAGGCGATCGAAGAGCACCGATTCGGTCAGAGCATCAAGCGCCTGTACCGCTTCGACTGGGCCTGGCCCGAACAGGGCATCGCCTTGGAGTACGAAGGCGGGACCTGGGCCGCGATGTCCAGCCACATGCACCCGATGGCGTACGAGGAGGACGCGATCAAGTACAGCCTCGCCGCCGGCCTCGGCTGGAAGGTCATCCGTTGCACGTCGAAGATGGTCCGGGACGGGACGGCCCTCACGCTGCTCCTATTCGCGTTCGGACGCATCGCGCCCGAGCAGGTAGGTCCAATGACCAAGCGGGCAAAAAAACACAAGGACCGCGTTCCTGGTGAGTCTAGGGCGAAGATAAGCCTGGAGCGGTCTCGCGCGATCAACCTGCTCGGCCGGGGCAACCGCCGGAACGACCGGGGGGCGCTGCCTGAGTCCGTGCTGAGGGCGCTGCGATGAAACGCGCCCGCCCGCTCTCCCGCTCAAAGCCTCCGAAAAAGGCGCGCTGGATCACCGGCACCACGCCCTACAGCGGGACGCGCTACTACTGCCGGGACGACGCCGTGATCGATCCGTCCAAGCCGGTCAAGTGGACGAACACGATGGTCCCGTACAAAGGCAAGCCCAAGCCTAAGCCCAAGAAGCGTAAGCCCTTGCGCAAGCGCGGCCTGCGAGCGGAGCGGGAGCGAGAGGCCCTCCAGCACGGCCGGGAAGTCACGCTCGCCCGCGCTCAAGGCCGCTGCGAACGCTGCGGGAGACACGCGCCGCTCGATGTCCACCACGTTCGAAGCCGCGCCAGGAATCCCGGAGCGCCCTGGCTGCACGGCCCGGAAAATTTACGCGCCTGGTGCCGTCCGTGTCACGACGAGGAGCACTTTGGAGGGAAGATGCCGGTGTCTTGACGACCACCACAGCCAGTAGTAGGACATCCAACCGGGATGCAACAAGCTGGTGTGGATCTAGAGCGGCGGGCGTGCTCGATCGGGCGCGCTCGCCGCATCGCTTTTGGAGCTAGTTGATGGCCTGGAACGCGGAGTTCATGGACACGTTCGCGCACTATTCGGTCGCGCTCGCTCAGAATCTCGGGAAGTGGACGAGCGCAACTGGCACGGCTCCGGTCGCCATGGACATCCCCGAGGACGGGCTGAAGGGGCTCCAAGGCGGATTCCTCTCCAAGACGCTCGCCGCAACTACCGGCCGCATCATCGCCACGCGCGGATCGACGACAGGCAACGCGACCGTCGAGACGATCTTGAAGTGTTGCACGGACGCGAACGACCACATCGTCTGGTTGTCCGTCGATGAGACGAACGGCCACGTCACGATGAACTTCCCCGATGGCTCGTTCATCACGAGCACGCAAGTCGTCATCACGAACGGGGCCTATTACAACTTCGAACTCGCGTTTCTCTACACGGGCGTCCACCTCGTCTACGAGGTCTACGTCGATGGCGTGAAGCTCCTCGACATCGGCTCAACCTACTCCGGCACAGGTGGGGCGGACACGCCGAACATGACGCAGCTTCGGACGTTCCAATCGCTCGGCAGCTTCCCGCCGCTCTTTGCGCGCGCATGGATCGCGTGCAAGCGGTATTCGGGTTCCGGTGGTCAGTGGGTTGCGAACGATCTCTATGGCACGGTGAAGCGCGGCCTTCTCTACCCGAGCGCCGACGGCAACGCGCCGGCCGGAGAAGTCGGCCGGAACTGGAAGCCCGACCTCCTCACGGGCCAATTCACGCCGCGCATCAACGAAACGATCGCGGACTCTGGCACGAGCTTGATCTTCACGGATGTCAACCCGATGGAGACGCTCTCGCCCCAGAACGAAGCGACCTGGTTCATGTCCGACAGCCCGAGCGACGTTCCGAATGCGGGCCTCGTGACGGACGTTCCGCACGTCCAGGTGAATAACCTCGCGTCGTTCAGCGGAACGCTTGGAACGGTGTACTGGGTAATCCGCTTGGACTCGGACACGAACCTCGCAAACGATCAGCACATCGGGGATCCCGCAAACCCGGCGAACGCTCAAGCCCTAACGGCAAGCTTCCGCATCTACCCGCTCGCTTTTGGACGCGACCCGCGCAGCGGCGATCCGTGGAGCAAATCAAACCTCGATAGCTTGGAGCTTGGCGTTTACGCATATGACGTTATCTGATGGCCAAGCTCTACCACTCTCAGAGCGTCACGGAGTACCTCTACAGGCCCGTGGGCGGTGGTGGAGGAGGAACGGATTCAGAGATCGATCTCAGTCAGAGCGTCGTGGAGTTTCTGTATGTCCCGACTAGCTCTCCGACAAACCCGCAGCTCGAAATCAGCCAGAGCGTTGCTGAGTTTCTCTACAAGGTCACGCGCGTTACTCCCCCGTCAATCTACCTCAGCCAGCAGGTCGTAGAGTTCTTGTACACGCCCCCGACCGAACCGCCGCCGCCTCCCCTGGAAGGCTTCTTCGAATGCGGCATCGCTTCGTCGTGGGTTGCTTGCGTCCAGCAGCAGCAGGCGTACTGCGAGGATAACGGCTAGTGCCGCGCATCATCAAAACGAGCGATCGGAAGCCGGAGGGCGTCGATTTTGGCGACACGATGGCGCGGCTTCCGACGCGGCGCGACGGGACCAAGCTCCTCGCGGCGGACATCGCAAGCATTCGTCTGCGCGTCTTCGATCGAAAGAATCCGCGCACGGAAATCTGGTCCACGGATCTCGCGCCCGCGAGCACGATCTACGCGAGCTACCAGCTAAACGATCGATGGGACATCGACACGATCGGCTTCGACTTCCTGCACTACCTCTCGCTCGATCTCGTCTTCGCAGGCGACATCAAGGAAGCGGGCGGCCACACCTATCGGCTCGAATACTACCTCGTCACGAAAGCCGCGACGGGGATGGGGCGGATCCTGATTGAGCGCGAGGTGTACGTGGTGCCGGCGTTCTCGCCTCTCCCCCCTGCTGACACGGGTGGTGGTGGAAACACGCCGGACTTCACGCTCTCGATTGTTCCGCAGACGCAGCAGGTCAACGCGGGCAGTAGCGTCACCTACACCGTCTCGAACCTCGGCACCAACGGCTTCGTCGGGCAAATTGACCTTACGGTCGCGCCGGTCATTCCGGGCGTCACGTACATCCTGGATCTTGCGACGATCAGCAACGACTCCTCGACGACGCTGCGTGTCTTCACGGACGGGAGCGTTGTTCCTGCCGGCTACACGATCGTCGTCACGGGCACGTCGGGCCTGCTCGTGCATCAAGCCGCCGCCGGCCTTGATGTCCTCGCCAACGCTGGCGACTTCTCGATCATCGCCAACCCGCCGAGTGTTACGGTGGAGGAGGGCGACTCGATCGACGTGTCGATTAGCTCGACGGCAATCGCGGGCTTCACGGGCACGATCTCCTACACGGTCGGTCCGCCGCTACTCGGAGTCACCTACTCGATCAATCCGCCCTCGGTGATCGTCGGCAACACGGCGACGCTGACGATTGACACGATCGTAGGTGCCGCATCGGGCGGGCCGGTCATTGCAACGCTCACGATCACGGGGACAAGCGGCCTGCTCGTCCACACGACGACCACGCTTCTGCAAATCGACCCCGCCGGCACCGGCTCAACGGGCTGGACGACTTTCACGGCGACGAGCGGAACGGATCACGATACGCGCAAGGTCTATTGCTCAAGCTCGACAGGGAACGACGGAAACTCAGGGCTCGACGACACGCACCCGAAGCTCACGCTCTCAGCCGCGTGCGCGCTCATCCGCGACGGATTCCCGGACTGGCTCCTCCTGAAATCAGGTGACACGTTCACGGGCCACCTCAGCGACGGAACGCCCAACAGCGACTATTGGAGGCAAGCGGGCTACTCGGCTTCCGAGAAGATCCTGATTTCAACCTACACGCCAGGCAACGCGGCGCTGACCACGTTCGGCGCGCGGGCAAAAATCGACAGCACCTACCACGGCAGCCCGCCCTACGAAGTGGCGTGTATGCAGACGTGGAACCAGCAGTCAAACGGTCACTATGTCGGCAACCTCGCCATCGTGAACATCGAGTTCACGAGCACGGCCTATGACGGCACGGTCGAGATGCGCGGCGTCCAGTTCTACGGCGGCGGCCCCGACATCCTCGTCGAAGGATGCTACTTCCACCGCCTGACGGCCGGCCTCATCTTCGGCAGCGACGGCCACGGAGGAGCAGGACGGCTCTCGCGCGTGATCGTTCGTCGGAACATCATCGCGGACAACTTCCGTTCAGGAGCGAACGGCCTCGGCTCTCAAGGGCTCTACATGTCCGACACGGACGGGGCCTTGATCGAGCAGAACTGCATCGACTGCAACGGATGGTCAGAGTTCACGGGCCAAGGCGATCCGAGCCAGTTCCGCAGAAACGTCTACATCCAGAACGCTTGCACGGGCCTTGTCTTCCGACAGAACCTCGTCAGTCGCTCGGATGGAATCCAGCTTCGTCCCGGCGGCGATCTCCTCGGAAACTTCTTCTATAAGAACGCGATCAACCTCCAGTTCGGATCAGGAAACGAACCGGAGACGGGCGGTGTAAACGGGCTCATCAAGGGCAACGTCATCATCGACGGCAACAACATCGGCAGCGGCCCCGACGACGGACGCGGGACCGGAATCAGCATGGGCAACGTCGTGGGGTCAGCGATCAACCCCGCCGTCGTCACCTACAACATCATCGCGCACAACGTCACGGGCGACAGGACGCGATTCAACGTGATGCCGCTCCTGTTGAACTTCGACAACGGCCACGGCAACCCGAACGGGATGCACCACGTGACCTTCGACCACAACATCATCTATGACTGGTCATGCATCGGTAGGCAATCGCTCGTCGGTTGGTACACAACGCAGCAAAGCCCGCAGGGCTACCCGCTCGAAGAGATCGCGTTCAGCTACAACGACCTGCAAAGCGCGCTCGCCGCTGACCAAGCGTTCCCGATCATCGACTTCGTAACGACGACGATCAACGTGCCGCCGGAGATCCATTCGGACCACAACCGGATCCACCGGAAGAACGACAATCAGACAGCGGACAACATGTTCAAGATCCGGGGCACGTCCTACAAGTTCGACGCCTACATGGCGCTCGTCGGGGACAGCACCAGCCGATATGTCGAGATCACGCCAGGTGGGGGAGCGGACCAATACCCCGACCCGGCCAGCGGCCTCCCCGAGTACGACTTGTCGGTAGGCGGCGCGGGAACGGTAGCGCACTTCTTCGCTCAAGCGCGGCTCAACTCGAAAGTCTCATGGGTTGACACCTGGACGGCGGCTCCGGTCTGCGCGTTCTTCCAAGCGAACTTCGGGATGGTTGTGCCTCCGTGACAGAGCCGATGCCCTATCGGGATCCGACGCCGATCGACATGCACGTCCAGGGGGAACGGATCTACTGCCACAACCTCACCGAAGAGCAGCAGAAGTGGATGATCGACGCCATCGGATCCGAGGTCACGATCGTCATGGACAAGAAGCCTTTGCGCGTGCGCGTCAAGGGCGTCAAGAAGAACAAGGCGATACTGGAGGTGCTCTAGTGCCGGCGAAGACGCAGAAGGGCTGGCCCAGCCACGACAAGTACCTTGAGTACCACCGCAAGTATCGTCGGGCTAATCCGGAGCAGTTTGAGTTGGCCAGAATCAAGTACGTCTATGGTTTGACCGACGAGGCGGCACGGATGTCGATGCGTGAGGTGCGGCTGGAGTGCCATGCCTGCGGCTCGCTCCCGACGGCGCGACGCAAGCATTGCATCGACCACGAACACGATACAGGGTTCATCCGTGGGGTGTTGTGCCACAACTGCAACCTAATTCTTGGTCTGGCCTACAACGATGCGGAGCGCCTACGCAATCTCATCGAGTACCTTGAAAACGTGATCGCATACAAGGAGAAGCGCGATGCCGGCAACGTCAGCTAAGCAAGCCCGCTACATGCAGGGCTGTCTCCACAACCCGAGCAAGATGCGCGGCAAGTGTCCGAGCAAGACCGTGGCGAAGGAGTTCAACCACGTGAAGATGTTCCGAGGGCTGTCGAGCCGAAAGGTGCGCTGATTGATCGAGGGGAACGGACACGAAGCGGCGAGCAATTCGCCGCAAGCGGCGAGGCCTTCACCCGTCAACGGGGTCATTCCGCCCGTCGAGCATCAATTCACCTCGGAGACGGCGGCGCTCTTTGGGAGAAAAGGCGGCCTCATCTCGGGCCAGGCTCGGAAGAAGCTGCGCGAGAACCCCGAGCGCCTTTCAAAGATCACCGACGGCTGGCTCGATCGTGCGGAAATCGACCGTGGCGATTTGAGCCTGCTTCTGGAGTACGTCGAGGGCAAGCCCAAGCAGACGGTCTCGGTTGAAACGAGCGCGCCTACGGAGATCGGTGGAGTCGAGGCGTGGCAGTAGCCGAACTCGCAGCCCCGACGAAGCTTGAGCCGCGCGGGCAGATGCTCGCGTTCCTCCAGGATCTTCGGAACTACAAGGGCGAGCGCAAGGTCATACAGGCCGTCATTGAAGGGCCGAGAGGCAGCGCCAAGTCGCGCAACTTCACCACGTTTCTTTTCAACTGCGCGCGCCACTTCGCGGGGATGCAGATTCTTGTGGTGCGCAAGACGCGCGCGGACCTCGCGGATACGTGGTGCAAGACATTCGAGACGGAAGTGGTCCCGCCCGACATGCGCGCCGCCGTGATCGGCGACGCGAAGGCAACCAACCGCACCGAGTACACGCTTCCGAACGGCTCCGCCTTCGTCCTCCTCGGCCTCGATCGACCGTCCAAGCACCAGGGCGCGAACGTGGACGTAACGCTCATGGAGGAGCTTGAGGAACTGACTTGGGGCCAAGTCCAGGGCTTCCTCGGCGCGCTGCGCAAGTTCACGGGCACGATCCCCTGGCAGCTCTTCGTCGGGCTCACGAACCCCGGCCCGCCCAAGCATTGGGCGAACCTCGCCGCGATCAAGGGCGAGATGCGCCGGGTAGTGACGACGCACAAGGACAACCCCAAGTGGTGGAACGAGGACACGCAGACGTGGACGCCGGAGGGGAAGGCGTACATGGCGAGCCTCTCGCGCTACACGGGCGTCCAGCACAAGCGCCACGTTCTCGGCCTCTGGGCTGGTGCCGAGGGCACGGTTTGGGAGAACTTCGACGACGCAACGCACGTCATCGAGCCGCCGAAGAAGCCCGACGGATTCCCGGACTACTCGGCTCTCGGGATCAAGGACTACCTGGCCGCGATGGACTGGGGCTTTACGGCTCCTGGCTCGCTCTCGATCTACGGACGCGATGGAGACAAACGATTGATCCGCGTCGCACAGATTTACCGCGTCAAGCAGAGCCTCGAGTGGTGGGCCGAGCGCGCGTGCGAGCTGGACGAGGAATTCGGCCTCTCGCGCATCATGTGCGATCCGAGCCGGCCCGATGCCATTGCGCTCTTGAACGATCACCTGCGCTTGAAGGGCCGTCCGATGCTCGCCGGGCCCGCGAACAACAAGCGCTCATCGAGCACCACGGGCGACCTTGGCGGCATCGACCTCGTGCGCTGGGGATTTGAGAAGGACGAGACTGGCACGCCGCGCCTGCGCTTCTTGAAGAACGCGCACCGCTTCGGTCCCGATCAGGAACTCATCTCAGAGGGGCAGCCGACATGCACCGAGGAGGAGATCCCCGGCTACACGTTCGCGCGCGATGCCCACGGCGAAGTGCTCGACGATCGCACCGACCCTGACGTGCCCGATCACGGCTGCGATGAGCTGCGCTACGCCTGCGCCGAGAACTGGCGCAAGGCCCCTGCGCCCGATGTTGTCGTGCCAAAGTTCGTCCCCGGCACGCTCGGCCACACGCTGCGCCACGAGGAAGAGTACCGACGTGTTCGGAGGCACGCGCGATGATCGACCGCACTCCGAAGAAGGTCTTTGAGCTTGTCGAGGCGGGCGAAGCCCTGCGCAAGAAGCACTTCGAATCGGTAGCCGACCAAGTGCGCCGCTATCACGGGCCTTGGTACGACGGAAACCCGCAGAGCGCCGTCACGGACTACGACCCGGCCCCGCTCGCTTACGAGTACATCTCGCTCGTCTTGCCGACGATCGCGTGGGACAACCCGAGCTTCGAAGTAAAGAGCAAGCGCGGGATCCAGAACTCGCTTGTCGATCAGGTCTTCAAGCACGCGCTCGACCGCTGGGCTGTCGATACGGACTTGCAAGAGGCGCTTGAGCTGGTCGCTACGGACTTCCTCTTCGCGTTCGGCGTCTTGCTGACTGAGATGGAGCCCTCGAAGGATCAGGACCCGACGGGCAAGGATCCGAGGAAGCGCCCGGTTGTGAACCAGCTCGATCCGCGCAGGTTCGGGGCGGATCCCTTCGCTACGAACTGGCGCGACGCGCGCATCCTCTTCCACATGTGGGTCCGGGACCGCGAGGACATCCTCAAGGAAGCGAAAGAGAGCCCGGACAAGGGCTGGGATGTCGAGGCGATCGAGAAGCTCGGCGCGAACGTCGGCGTTGAGAAGCTCGGCCGCGACAAGACGGCGGACAACGCGCCGCAGCGGGATGAGGTCGTCGGCTATCAATGCTGGATCGCCGAGTGGGAGCACGAGGACGTTGCGAAGATGCCCGAGGAGAAGCGCCGGCTCTTCAAGGGAACGATCGTTGACGTTGCTGCGTCGGGCGCGGACGGGACCGATCGAACGATCGCGTTCATCCGCAAGGCCCGGCCCTTCTATGGTCCGGCGTGGGGGCCTTACTCGATCCTGGGTGCCTACAAGGTGCCGGGGAAGCTCTACCCGCTCGGGCCGTTGACTGCGATCGAGGCGCACAACAGAGAACTCAACGCGGCGAAGAAGGCGTATCTCAAGGCGCACCGCGCGCGGAAGAAGATCGGTCTTGCGTCAGACAAGGACCCGACGCTCTCCGACACGATCCTCGACACGCCGGACGGTGAAGTCGCGCTCGTGAACATGGACAACCTCGATCGCAACTTCAAAGAGGTCGAGTTGGCGGGGCCGACGGAAGAGCAACGGCTTGCCATCGTGGGCCTCGAATCGGACGCAGACACGGCGCTCGGCATGAGCGACGCGAAGAAGGGCGACGTAACAGGCATCGGCACGGCGACGGAGAACGCGATTGCGGACGCGGCTGGAAATCAGCGCCTCTCGTGGAAGAAGAAGCGATTCCGTAAGGGCGTGCTCCAGGCTTGCAAGACGGCTGCCTGGTACATCTGGAACAACGAGCAGGTGGAAATCCCGTTGCCCGAGGAGGCAACAGCCGAGCTTGGTCTGCCGGCCGGGACGACCTTCCGAGGTGGGGAACCGGCGAAGGAAGATCAGGCGCTCGATGTCTCGAAGACGGACTTCGAGGACCTCGAAATCGAGATCGAGGTCTTGAGCACGGAGCGGGTGGACGAGGGCGTCGCGCAGGCAAGAGCCATGCAGCTCTTCCAGCTCGCGGCTACGACGATGCCTGTTGTTGCCTCGTTCCCGATGGCGGGATGGGTCGAAGCGTTCGACATGGTTGGGGAGTCGCTCAACGTGTCGGATCTCGGGAAGATCCTCGGCATTGACCGCGTGCAGGCGGCGGCGGCGAATGGGCAGCTTCCCCAGCCTCCTGGCGAGCAGGACGCAGGACAGCCCAGGATGAGCGGAGACAAGGCGAGCGTGGGTAGGGCTCAGAGCCCGGCTCCGGCCGTGAAGAAGGGCGGGGTAGCGCCACAGGCGGCTCCGCAGAAGGCCCAGAACAACCGTGCGCGCACGGCGGGGGTGGCGTAGTGCCGATCTATCTTTTCCGGGCTCTCGATGGCTCGATCGTCGAGCGGTACCTCTCGATGGACGAGGCCCCGGAGATTGGCTCGAACATCGTGGACCCCGAGGGGGAAGGCAACTTGACGCGCCTTCCGAGCGGCTCGTCTGGTCCGGGCATCGTCCGGGACTACGCGAACACGGGGCATAGCCTCCCGAAGGTCTGGGATCCTCGTGCCGTGGCGAAGAGGCGCAGGGCGGAAGCCGCCGTCGAAGCTGATCCAGCGCAGCGCGAGGCGCTTTTGGAGAGCGCCAGCGATTGGGAGCGGTCCAAGCCCTTCTGGAAGAAGACCGACGCCAAGGGCCACCCCGTTTTCGAGACCAAGCGCGACGTGGAGGAGTTCCAGGCGCGCACCGGAGGGCGTTACCGCTTCAACGCGGACGTGGATTGACCATCAACGAGGAAACTAGTAGGAGGTTGTAGGGAAGATGATCGTTCAAGAGCAGAGCGTTGTTCGTTTCGCCCCGACGGGGGACCGCATCGTCGTCCGACGGCTTGAGAACGACGGCCGCAGTCCTGGCGGCGTGTTCCTCCCGCAGAACTTCAAAGAGGCTTTGAGCGAGGGTCTTGTGCTCGCGGTCGGGCCGGGCCGGCGCTTCGATGACGGCAAGGTCTATCCGCCGCCGTACATGGCCGGGCAAGTTGTGCTCTACCACGAAAGCTCGGGGCTGGAGTTCGACAAGGAAGCCGAGGACCAGGTGATGCTCGCGGAGAGCGTTGTGATCGGGGTGAAGCGTGTCCTCTGAGGCCACCACGATCGACGCTCCGCAGCCCTCACCGGCTGCGATGCCGACCGGCAAGCCGCGCGACCCGGAGACGGGCAAGTTCGCTCCGAAGCAGACGATCTCGGACGATGCCGTCCGAGCGCAGCTTGCGAAGGAGTTCCCGGACGATCCGGGCTTCAAGGCTCCGAAGGAGAAGGCCGCGAAGGTCGAGGCCAAGGAAGAGGCACCCGCCAAGGCGGACGCTGCCCCCGAGGCAAAGAAAGAACAACCCGCCGAGGCGGCCAAGGTCGAGCCCGACAAGGCTTTGACCAAGGCCATCGACGTGTTGAGTCGGGCGCGGATTCCTGCGTCCGTCGTGGAGAAGATGGACAGGGACGAGAAGATTGCGGCGGCGAAGGCCGTTCGGGATCAGGTCGTCGAGAGCCAGAAGCTCCACAACCGGCTTGTTGAGCTGGAGAAGAAGCAGGGCCAGAGCATCGCTGGGAATGAGCCTGCCACCGGATCGGCCGCGAAAGCGCCCGAGAGCCCGCGTAGCAACCCCAGGGAGGCGCTCAAGGCACTTGCTCCGCTCTATGGCGACGAGGCCGTGAAGGCGTTTGGCAGCATCATCGAGCCGCTCATTGACCGCTTGGACACGATCGAGCAGGTGACGAACCGCTCGACCCAGGCGAGCGTGCAGCGGACGTTGAACGATGCCAGAGTCGCGTTGCAGGAGCGTTTCCCGCAACTGGAGGACGAAGACGATTTCGGAGAAGCCATGCCGATCATGGTGAAGCTCGAATCTACGGGCCTGTTCGACACGAGCACGGTTGACGGGATGAAAGAGCTAATCACACAGGCGGCGGCAAAGCTTCGCTGGACGGCGATCGAGCCTCAGCAAAAAGAAAGCGAAGCGGCGTTTATTCGCGCGCGCGACAACGGGACGGCTTCTTCAAAGTCGAAGTCGGGCACCTCTGCTACCAAAACCAAAGAGGAGAAAGAGGATCTCGCGGCGGAACTCGCCATGGATCCCTCGGTCTCTATCGAGGAGGCACGCAGGCGCGTTCACGGATAGACCTATCCGAAAGGACGTAGATCGTGGCAGGCTCAAGCCTGAGCGCATTTACGCGATTCCAAGACATCACGGGGCCGACGTACTACTCGGGCCGTGAGGAATGCGTGAACGATGCTCAGAAGACGAATTATCACACTCTCGGTTACTTGCTGCGCGGACAGCAAATGGCCGACATTCTCCAGGGTGGCGCGGACATCCGCGACAACATCACCCTCGGGGTAACGCGGCTCACTCACTCCTACAAGATCGGGGACTCTGAGACCTACCAGATGCCCCAGCCGACGACCACGTGGCGCGTGCCGTGGCGGTACTGGCTCACCTACCTCGCGTGGACCGACCAACAGGTCGAGCTGAACGAGGGTGGCGGCGACCTCACCCACGTCTTCAAGCGTGAGTGGTGGAAGATGCAGCAGGAGATGTGGACTGACTATTTCAACTACATGGAGGAGAGCTATTGGGCCGTTCCCAACAAGTCCACCATGGAGGCGGTTGACGGTCAGGAGCAGTACTCCATTCCGTGCTTCATCAACGAGCACACGAACGGCCTCGCGGCTCCGGGAACGGCGAACGGTGGCACCTGGACGACCGTGCAGAACGTCGATCCGACGGCTGCCGGCAAGTCCACGTGGGTTCCGACGCAGCAGAGCTACACGCAGCTTCTCTCGACGACGAACAGCGCGTCGGCGGTTGCGGGTCTCGTGTCTGCGTTCGACAAGGCGTACGACAAGTGCGACTTCCAAGCCCCGCCGATGAAGGCGGAATACTTCGAGTCGAACATGGCGCAGCCGCAGGGCTTCATCGCTTGCTCTCTCCAGGGCAAGGCGAACGCCCGGTTTGCGTACCGCGACGCGAACGACCGCTGGCAGGACTTCTGGGATCCGTTCGGTCAGCCGACCTACGGCGGACGCCCTTTCGTGTACGTGAAACAGCTCGATACCGCCGCGATCTTCCCGACGGGATCGGCTGCGGCGTACTCGACTGAACTCGATACGGCGGGCACGACGAACGCCGGCCCTCGCTACTTCGGGATCATGCCCAAGTACCTCCGAAGCGTGTTCAAGAACACGCGCTTCATGAAGGACCTTGGCGTGATGACGGACGCGAAGACGCCGACGACTCACGCTCGCCCGTTCGACAACTGGGGCAACCTCGTCTGCCGATCGCGCGCCCGTCACTTCATCATCTACCCGACGGCGGACATCAACAACGCCTAGGAGGCGATGAACAATGGAGTTTCAAGTCAACAATTACGCCGGCAAGGGGCTGAACCCTCGGACTCTCAAGTCCACGGTTTGGAACCGGGTCGGATCAACTGTCGCGCTTGGTCAGGTCGTGATGACCGACACCAAGGCGACGCAAACCGAGTCTTCGAAGACTCAGACGAACCCTGGGGCCGACGATTTCCCGCTCAACCAAGTCATCACGCCGACCACGGCCGGCATTGGTGTCTTGAGCGGCGACCCCGGCTACTGGTTCGGAGTCGTCACTGGCCTCGGCACACTCGGCACCGGAGCTGACAATACCGAGATCGAAGTCACGTGGGCGGGCCGTGTCAACGTGCTCATCACCACGGGCGTCGGCTCGGGCGAGTACGGCAAACTCTTGTACGCGCACAACACGGATACCGGGGTCACGACCACGGCTACCGGGGTTGGCGCGAAGGCCCTTGGTCGCGTTGAACTCGACGTGACCACGAGCGCGGCTCTCTCGCCGGCTCTGTGGGACGGAATCGCTGGCTTCGGTAACGAGGCTGCGAGCTAGTTTCGAGCGGGGGCCGGGCTTTCAACGCTCGGCCCCCAATCCCTTATGTCACTCACACTCGCTGAACTGATCCGGCACTCAAACCACGTCGTAGGTGGCGAGATCCCGGACTTCCCGGCCCTTGGCATCGTGAACGACGCGGGCCGCTGGATCTGCGACTCGTGGCCGTGGCGCTTCTTCGCGCGCTCGCCTGTTCGGCTCGATCTGCGCGCGCCCATCTCATTCACGGCGGCGACCTGGGACGAGGCGTCCTTGACGCTCACGGTCACCGATCCCGCTACAGCCCTCGAAGGCTACGACTTCCTCGAAGGTGACGCCTTGGAGATCACCGGAGGGACGGGTGCAACGCCCGCCTTCTACG